AGTTGCCTTGACAGGAGAATTTTTCCATGCGTCCATGTATTTCTCTTCTAATACTTGGAACGCTTCCTGAAACATTGGATTGCGTAGTAGGGCTTCTGCCTTTGCTCCGCGATCCTGTTCAGACCGTCTTTTGCCTTCATCCATCTCCATCTCCTTATGTGACAAAAATACCACACTATACGATTAACGCAAGCCCTAGCCGTATCGTGGTGCTGTAAATCCTGCAAACGGGCTGGGGATTGATATGCCACCGCCAAATATGTTTTGAAGCTGTGCTGGCGTATATTGCTGTCCATCTAATGTATAGTATTCAGGCTCTGGTGCTGGTTGATAATCTGATGCAACCTGCGGAAGATTTAACGCGCTAAAATCAAGGCCAGAAAGATCTAGTCGTCCAAACTGCTCGTTAATGTCTGCACTCCACTGGAATGGATCAAGACCCATTTTCATACGCTCAACTTCAAGCGGATGTGGCCCTTCTGGGCCATAGGCTTCACTTGCTTGCATTTGACGCGCACGTTCTTGACCACGCGCAAACGATGACATTGACTTGTTAGTTGTATATGGAGCTTCTGACATATAGAAGCGAGCGTCTTTTAACATACTACCAAAGTCTAAGCCTTGAGGTGTATTTTCAGTTGGAATTAGTGCGCCCTTCTGTAAAGCGTCAATAATAACATCATGTGCGCCCCTAACCCAACGACCATTATCAAAGTCAACACGCTTGTTTACTTTTTCCCAAGCGTCAGCATCAAACTTGTAACCATAGTTACGCTCAAGCTCACCAAGCACAAGCATAGCGGCATTAGCTTCAGGTTTAGCTATACTTTCACCTTGACCTTTGTAGCCTTCGCTTTCAATCGAATATCCACCATAGCTGTCTCTGCCAACAATAGCGTGACCAAGGTTAGCCTCTGGCTTATTCAAGATTTGATAAGCTGAATATAAAGCTGTCGCAGGGCCAAGGAAAGATAAAGCGGTAGAGCCATATCCACTTATTGCCTGACTACCAAACATCTTTGCCGCGCTGGCTGCACCAGTAGCAACTTGTAATGCCTCTCCAGGACTTTCAATACCACCTTCTAGAGCTTTAAGACCGCCAATGATGCTACCAATACCAGCCACATTTTCAGCGCCAGGTAAGCCAAATGACATATCGCCAGGGGCATAATTCATTGCAAGGTAGTCAAGACCGCCATAGGCTTGAGCTAAGTTTTCAACAGATGGGTCATCAATAGCGGCGGCAATAGATGCTATAGATGCACCATCAATAATAAGTCCTGTTGCTGGCCCAATACTTGCAGTTATTCCTTGTAATTGTTGGCTCATATTTTCTGGCAAATACGAGTTTAACTTAGACATTGAATCAATGGCTTTGAACGCGCCAGTGGCTGTTGGATCGTTTACAAAGTTTTCAATATTGCCATAGGCTTTGAAGGCATCTGTGCCAACATCTATAGCTAACTCACCAGCTTTATATATATCGCTTTCTTTGAAGGCTTTAATGTATTCTTTTGCTTTTTCTTGAGCATTGTTAATAAATTCTGGCTTATCAAAAGTTTCATCAATCCAGTTGCCAAAATCCTCCACCTTGCCAACAAACGGATCAACAATATCTTTCTTAAACTCTGATCCTTGATAACCAGAAACAACAGGATCAATTACATTCTTTTTAATTGGAGATGTAATGTATTCCTCAAATATATTCCCACCCTTTTCTTCAACTGGCTTAGTCAATGGAGATACAACCTTGCCACCAGCGTTCCACGCATCTTCAAGTAAAGGCCAGCCTTCCTTTAACGCAAGTCCAGCAGCTAGATAACCAGCCATATTATTTCCGCTAGTATCTTCTGTCATACCTCTTGGCACACCAGGTATCATACCGCCAGCACGATAGATATTTCCAAACAGGCTAGGATCAAGCGCAAAACTTTCTTGAAACTGTTGTTCTAGTGGATCGTATTCTTGACCATATTGTTTAGAAAAAAGAGATTGCACATTAGCAACATCAGGAGCCATGCCAAGCAACCCTTGCGACATAACAAAGCGACCGCTAGGTGTTTGTTCATAGCCCTGCATAAACTCTGGCAGGTTAGTTGCTGAGTATGGATTTGCTGGCTGAAAGGAAGGAACATATCCCATTATGTCGCTAGACATAGATGGTTTTCCTACAGATGGAGTACCCAATATTGCGTTGCTTGCCATAGGCGCAGGAACATTTAACAAAGATTGAATATCAATTCCTTGTCTCTTGATCGGCTGTTGCTGGCCTAAAATGCTTGACAGAATATTGGGTGATGTCAGCATTTACTATACCCTTGGTAGGTTAGTCGATGTATTTACTCCAGCAACAATCTGCTGTGCGCGTAGCTCTCTTTCAAATGCAAGTTCCTGTTGACGTAGTTGCAACTCAGCCGCCATTTGCTCACGCTTGAAGGCAAACTCCATCTGCATCTTCTCTTTCTGAAGTTGAAGATCTTGAGCCGCTTTCTGTTGAGCCATTTGCATATCTGCTTGCATCTTCTGCATCTCCATCGCAATGCGAGGATCAGGAGCAGGTTGCTGTGGCTGTTGCGGAGGTGCATTGCGTGGGTCAGCAAAAAACTCACCAGCGTTCTTAAAGCCAGATAGTTCTGTAATCTTAGCAAGCGTGTTGCGATACTCAAGCGGCGTAACGATAGGATTGTTTATACCCATGCTTCCCATGATCTGCTCTTGCTTGGCGGCAATCTGAAACAGCGTTGCAAGCTGTTGATCGCGCTGACCAGTACCAAGACCGACATTGATCTGAACGTCATAGCTGTTTGCCCACTGACGAGGATCCATCGGAACAAACTGATTACGCAGACGAACAATCTGTGGCTTGTTTTGATACTTCGTAACAAGATGCAAGATTCCACGGAACAAGTCTTTAACACCTGTTTCTGCAAACACACGCGCAATCATTTCGATTTTGCCCTGCGATGCGGCTTGCATAGCGGCAACGGCAGTGGCAGTTGTTGATTGCAGCGCATCTGCATCTAAGCCCATCGACTGACGGCTTACACCAGTGCGTTGCTCTTTCAGACGATCCATGTATTCAAGCGCAGGGAACACAGCGCCAGATACTTCTGGAACCTGCAATGGCTGAACCATGCCTGGTGCGCGAGTACGCACAATACCGCCTGGGCGGTTAGTCAGCAGGTCATCAAGATTAACTTGTCCTTCAACAGCAACAACACGGGCATTGTTTGTGTTGTAGATGTTATCCAGCAACTGACGCATCAGAGTTGATTTAATCAACTGAACGTCCATCACAAGTTCTGCAACCGAGCGACCGATTGCACGATGCGGCATTAGGATAGGAGAAAGAATAGCAAATGGAATGTGGTCACATTCTTCATTCTCTAGGATATGATAGCCAGAGCCAACAGTAATAACGCGCCGCAACTCAGCAACACCATCGTTGTCATAATCAGCCTTGATGTAGCTTTCAGTAACCAAGACATCGCGCATGGCTGGGTCTTTGCTGTCAAACTCAGATCCGCTTTCAAGATCTTCAAACCGACTTGTTCTTTCTTCTGATGTGTCAAGGTCTGTAACACCTGCATAAGCCTCTACCTCATCACGATCATAACCCATAGCGATAAGATCGCTAACGGTCATCGTTGTTCTATGTGAAACAAAGTTAGCGTCTTTGAGTGACTTTGCTCGCTTAGAAATTAAAAACTCTTCTGGCGGCACATTCTCAATATTGATACGACCATCTGTTTTTGTGCGGCGCAGTTTTACATCATAGATAATTGTCTGCGGAATGATTCTGCCATCTGGCATTTCCATCTCTTCGCCAATAACAGTTTCATTCTGCGACACAACTTCGACTTCATCGTCTGCAAGCAAGATAGTTAGCTCTTGCTCGTTAAGGCCTTCATACTCCTCAACCTCAACATCTACGATTTCTTCCCAGGTGTATTTGACAACACCTAGCTTCAACAGCAGAGCATCTTTGAACCAGTTGTGCATAATTGCAAAGCCAGAGTTATCTGTATTGATAACCCAGTTGCAGTAGTCACTAGCCTGCTCGGCAACCAAAACATCTTCTGGGCCAGTAGGAGAAAAACGCACATACTCATCTGACTGCGTGTAAATACGCATCAGGCTCGGCATGATATGCTCAATAGTATCTGAAACTTCTGTGCTTACTACTTGAGAGCGATCAGGCTGTTCATTGCCAAAAGGTTCTCCTAAGTAATAGTCCATCGCATCAATGCGATCTTGACTAAACTCAGTGTCATAGTAACCAAGTGCCTGTTCAATCTCATTCCGCAGAATGGACTGAAACTCAATATCACTTATCTTCGCCATTTACTTCTTCCACAACCTTTTTGGTCAATACTTTTTTCGTCTTAGTCTTTTTTGCCACAGTTTCTACAACTTGTATAGCTTCTTGCACAAGTGGTTGGCGGCAAGACTTGCAAGCACCTACATATCCGTTTGGGTTGGGATAGCCACAGTTATTACAATTCATGATTGAGCCTTTCGTCTTTTGGGTCGCCCTCTTTTTGCCTTTTTAGTTTCATCATCTGATTTAGCTTTTGTTGCTTCTGCTTCCTTTGCCAGAGCTTCAGCTGCCAAAGCCTTCTCTCTTTTTCTGTCTCTGCGATAGATAGTGACATACATTAACCTCTCCTTTTGGGCTTACGCTTTTCCTCTACACCAGATAGTCTGCCAGAGTTTACCATAGCA